ACAAACTTCTCATTGCGTAAATACCCAAGCGGGTCGCAATAAGTGAAGTTCTTGTTTTCGATAAACTGATAGGTCATTTTGGGTATTTTAATTTAATAGCATCACATTTAGCCACATACGCATCCATCAATTCTGTCTTGCCTTTTTGCGCCCAATAATAGGCATCAGCAAAATCGGTAATGGGTGGATATTCTGCGGCTCGTTTAGCAATATAAGCATGAGCATCTACATAAGCCTGAACTGCGGCTTTATCGTATGCGACTTCATTGCCTACGGCATCGTAAGCGACATCGCCATTGACAGTAACGACTTGGGGATATAGTTTGTAAATAGCATCCATTATGCGGCAATCTCCATAACTGTAATTGATGAATAACCTTTAACTCCCGCTTCTGATGCAGTTCTATTTATTCCAACAATAGCACCATCACCTCTAATTTGAAGTTTGTAAGTTGTTGCTGAAGTAGTGGCTGGGGAATCTAAATATGTTCCAACTAATCCAGTAGGCTGGTCATTGGCAGGCGCACCCCATCCGTTTCCTGCGTCATAAATAAAAGTAGAACCTCTAACAATTTGGGTATACATAGTTACCACATTAGTTCTGCCGCCCATACTGCAACAAGTAAGTTGAACCAGTATTTTGCTTGTTGCTGATGTTGGTGTAATGGTTACAGATAATCCAGTTACATCCACCATTGAAGTTGAAGTTGTTGAAAAAGCATCAGTTTTAACAGTTTGAACCACTTGCAACACAGAACCAGTAGGTAATGCGGCTTTAGGAATAACTTGACCGCTTGAGCCTGTGGTTAGGATTGTTCCTGATACGGCTGGCAAGTCCAATACAGTAGTACCAGCAACGGCTGGTTCTTGTAATGTAACGCTACCCGATGTTGAGCCTTGTAAGACGATAGACATATCTTATCCTTATAGAACTACCCAACGACTACCAGAACTAACAGTAACAGTAACTCCACTATTGACTGTAACTGCACCAGTACTCATTGCATTTTGACCAGAAGCGATTGTGTAGTTTGCTGCGATGGTTGCACTATTAGCAATGATTCCATTTGTAGCAACTAACTGAGAAGCCTTTAACTCACCAGTGCTTGGTTTATATAATAACTTAGCATTGGATGTGTATACAGTTGTAGGAGTTCCACTAGTTGCAGCAGCAAACATTGGATATAAATCACTAGCCGTAGAAGTATCGTTACTTAGTGATGCTCCTCCTTGAACAGAAGAAGTACTAACTGCAGTAATTAAACCTTTACCATTGACTGTAATTACTGGGATACTTGTAGAAGAACCAAACGAACCAGTGTTGGAGTTTACTGTTGCAAGCGTTGCGTTAGTGATTGCAGTGCCAGTATTGCCTGACATTGTTAAATCACCGCCAGTAACTGATATAGAACCAGAAACTGCAGCAGTTGTTACTGCAGTAATTAAGCCTTTGCCATTAACTGTAATAACTGGAACAGCAGTTGATGAGCCAAAAGAGCCAGTGTTGCTGTTAACTGTAGCAAGTGTTAAAGAACTTGTACCAGCAGTGCTAGAAGCGTCGCCAGAGAATGCAGGAAGTCTTGCTGCACCTAGAGTACCGCTAGAAATATTCGTAGCATTTAGCGATGTTAGGGAAGCACCAGAGCCACTAGGACTTAGAACATCCGTACCGATAGCCACACCTAAGTTAGTTCTAGCAGTAGATGTGTTTGTTAAATCAGAAAGGTTATTAGCCTTAGTTAGGAATGTAGTACCAGAGGAATAAGCATCAACCCAAGCAGAACCTGTGTATACCTTCATTGCTCCAGATACAGAGTTGAAGTATAACGATCCAGCTACTAAGGCATTGCCATCATTGTCTAAGGTAGGATCAGAAGTCTTAGCTCCTAAGTACCTATCATCAAAATTATCGTATGCTGTTAGGGTTTGATCTCTTGCTGTCTCAGCAGCAGTCTGAGCATTAGCAGCGTTAGTCGCTGAAGTAGCAGCATTGCTTGCAGAAGTACTAGCATTGGATGCAGACGTAGAAGCAGCAGATGCTGAATTACTTGCGTTAGTTGCTGAGGTGCTTGCTGCGGAAGCAGAGTTACTAGCGTTAGTCGCTGAAGTAGACGCAGCAGATGCTGAGTTAGAAGCGTTTGTAGCGGATGTAGAAGCTGCACTTGCAGAACTTGCAGCAGCAGCTTGAGCAGTCTCTGCATTGGTTTCAGCAGTCTCTGCGTTAGTCTCTGCAGTTTCTGCGTTGGTCTCTGCTGTTTCTGCATTTGTTTCTGCTAATTCAGCAGCAGCTTGGGCTGCCTCTGCAGCAGCCTGTGCAGCGACAGCAGCATCTTTAGCAGCTAAGGCTAATAAGACTTCACTAGAAGCATCTCCTACAGCATCACCTGATCCGCCGGGTCCACGATAAATTGCCAAATCTATCTCCTTATTTGTTTAAATACACTCAGCGAATGTACTTAAAGAAAGACTCCCCAGCCGAAACTGGGAAGCCTAGGAACTACTATTAAGCGTTTACAGCTAATACAAAGCCAGTCTCAGGACGTACTACTTTAACACCGTAGAGGGTGTCAGCAGTGTACAGAGTAGACAAGTACTCTTGTTTGTACTGAGTCTGTGAACGAACAGACATTTGCTCAGCAAGAACCATTGTATCTTTATGAGCCAAAATAGCTGCCTTGATGTCGCCACCAGCGGTTGCTGTGTTTTGAGCATCGGTCTCGATAACTGGGCTGTTGCTTGTTACATAGATGTCGATACCATAAAGCGTACCGATTTGACCGTTTTGAACACCACGACCATCAACGAAATCAGAGCTGTTGTAACGATCAATACCCATGATAGCTGCACGAAGTGATGGAGGAATTGCAAAGAAACGACCATCCATTGGGGTATCGGCATCGTCCATCAACTTGATCAAGGAACGGAAGCCAGCATCAGTAAATACGTCAGCAGGAACTACAGTGTCTTCTGCGTAAGCAGTTAAACCAGTAGAAGCGTCGATGTAGTAGCTGGTGCTGTGTGTCCAGTCAGAAGCGTCACCGTTACCAAAGGACTTACCTAATTGGAACAATGTGTCGTCAACTTTCTTAGCCAAAGCATAGCCAGCGTCTTCTGTGTAGAAGCGACGGAGTGATGCCAAAGCCTGAACTTCAACGATGTCCTCGATAAAACGTGAGTACTCAAAATGCTGGTCAATCGAGACTAATACTTCGGTCTCGGTGTCAGCTTGGATGGTAACTGTAGTGTTAGCTGCTTTAGCAGTAGCTACACCACGAGTTGGCTTAGGAATATGGAGCGTGTCGCCCTTCTTACCACGCATCGTCATTTTGTTGACGAGGTTTGCCAATACTAGGTTTTTCTGATAAGCAGCGATTACTTCGTCAGACCAGATTTCTGGGATAAACTTGTCTGCTGCTGTTTTGTTGACAATAGATGTACTACCGCCGGGATATGCTGCTGTTGCCATTTTATAAATCTCCTAAATTAATAAGTTTAACGGACTCGCCCTTCGGCATAAGCCGCAAGAATTTCATCTTGCAAAGCCATATAACGATTTGGGTCTGTCATTTTCAATTTGATAAGGTCAGCTCTTCGATAGACCTTTCTACTACTTTCTCCAGTACCGCCAACATCAACCGAAGCTGCCCGTAATGCTGTATCTTGAGCTTTAGCTTGTGTTTCTGCTGCTTGTGTTTTAACTTGTGCAGTCTGAACTGATTTAATCGCCTTGTAGGTGCTTAAAAGTTCATCAGCCGAGTTAAAGTCAAATTCAGCGTCAGCTTTTGTAAACAAATCAACACGAATTGGACTTGCTTTGATCCATTCATGGAAGTCAGCGTTTTGCGCTATATCCATAAAGTCGGGATGCTTAGACTGCAGTTTCTGTGCAGTTTGCATTCTCTTTAATTCGAGTGAGGCTTGTTTAGCTTCAAGTACTGCTGGGTGCTGGTCTACTGTTTTTAGAACAGCCTGTCTGGGGTCAGCAAAGAAATCTTCTTCTTGAACTGTTTCAGCCGGCTTGCTTTGCTGTTTAGTTTCGAGTTGTTGCTTGAGGAGCTGATCTGCTAAGCTACGAACCTCATGAACCTCTTGGGCTTGTCTACCAATTAACTTCTCAGCCTCTTGGTGCATCTTTACGATGTCTTCAACTGATTTACCTTTATACTTCTCAGGTAAGTCTTCAGCTTTGGGTTCTTCTGTAGGTGCTGTCGTCGGAATCTCTTCTTGAGGTTGGTCCGCCGGTGTATCTATCTGATCAAAGTTTCCTTCTAGCAGTTCTTCTTTTTCAACAAAATTTGCAGCCATATATTGCTCCTGTCACAAAGTGATTGTAGGATTTATAAAATAACAAAGGTGCTAATGCAGTATCTTTGTCACGAGTTGAGCTTACGCTCTCTAAGGCGTTTTTCTTCACGCTGTCTAGCCCACCTTGCTGTTGCTTGCGGATGATCGCCAGAAACAGGATCGAGACTAATACGGGGTGCAGAAATCTGCCTGTGTGCGTCTTTACCGCACAACCAACAAGGAACTGTGGCTACCTCATAACTAACCAAGTTTTCCTGCAGGTGTCCCTCTTCACAGAGGAATTCATATAGCCTACGAGTCATCCTGAGCATCTCCCGATGAGTCTTTTTGCAATGCCTCGTAAGCCTGTTCTGTACTTTCTTTGAGAGTTAGAACCCATTGAAGGATGTCTAATTGCCCTTTACGAAAGAACAGATCAATTTCGTTTTGAATCGGAGCTACTTTATTCACCGCATCGAATATTCCTTGAACATCCTCGATGAATTGTTTCCACCCAACCGTAGTCATCGTGGAAAAACGCTCTTCATAGTACTTTTCTAGTTGCTTGTCCATAGTTTTCTCCTGTAATGGGAACTATGTTGTAAAATTACAACACTGTGGCTGATATTACCACAGTTTTGTTAAAATGTCAAGCACTTTTTGATTGTTTTTGCAACATTTGTAGCGTAGCGATACGCTCGTTGCTTTTAATATCTTCTTCTTTTAATGCTAATTCAGCAATCTTAGCTCTCTGAGCGAACTCTCCATTGGTGTCTTGACCACGAATATTCTGGCTTAGACCGCTAATAATCTTCGCTTGCGTCTCTTGTGGCATCAATTGAGCCTCAACCACATCTTTCTGAGCAGAAGCGTTATTTCTAGTAGCTTCGGACTGTAATTTAGCGATTTCAGCCTGTGCTGCAGCGGTTTGGAGCTGCATTTGAGCCTGTTGCATCTGGGCTAGGCTGCATCATAGCGTCTAATTGCTGGATCATATCGGCTCTATTTGGTAGACTAGAACTAGCAATAATGCCTTTGAGGATCATTGGCAATACTGGAGTGTCAGGACCGAGGGTTTGTAGCAATGCGATAAGCTGTTGTTGCTCGTATTCACGGGCAATGATGCCTAGTGTAGCCATTGGAATGAACTTAAAGTCTGCTGCAGGATAACGCTCAGGATCAAACTGCATGAATCTCCACGCTGCCTTACGAATTAATGGCACGAGGAAGTCTTCTTGGAAGTTTGTTAAGGTACGCTTGTACTTCTTGATAATACCAGCAATCGACATTGAGAACTGAGCAGCCCCATCACGAGTAAACTGTGTTGGCTGACCAGAAGCATCGACAGTACCGGTAGCTTGTAGCAACATACGCTCAAAGTTCTGGCTAATAGCTAGATTGCCGGGATCAGTAGAACCAAACTTGAATGGGAAAAGGATCTCTGCTGGATTGCCGTTGGTAAGGATTGCTTTACCGGGCTTGACTTCAAACTTAGCGCCACGAGGTAGACGAGTAGCGTCCATTGCAATCATTGGAGCCGTTGTCAAGGCGAGGCTATCTAGGTGACTACGCAACTGAGCGTCAATACCTTTTTGCATATTGTAAGCCTTCTCGACTGTGCCACGACCCCAGAAGCGGTTTGGAACTGTATCATCCTGATATGCTACGACAGGACGATCCTTCATCATGTAAGGCGTTTTCTCTGCCTTGAGTAGTAGGTCGCCATTAGCAATAACAACGATGGCTTCGACGAGGTCGCTATACTGATCCGCAGTGCTGTCCTCCGGAAATAAGTCAACAACTTCTTCACCTTCTTTGTTCTCCAATTGTTCAATGTATTCACGAGGTACTAATCCATAATATTTCAAGAGTACTACTTTGTCATCGGTATACTGGATTTCTTCCTGTGTTGGCTCTAGGTCGTCATCTTGTCCGTAGGCTTGAATATCTACTTTACGATAGATACCCTTTTCCATTCCAGACACAACTTGGTGGATAGAGACATAAGACTCGATTGCAACTCCCATTGCATCTTCAATGGTGGTGGCGTTAGGGTCAATTAAGAAGTTCTTAGGATTGATAGGATTTAACTTAATGCAAGTATAATCCTTCTCCATCACTCCGTATGCGGCTGTTCCGTCTGCCATTGGCATGGTCTGGGGATACATCTCTGTTTTCTTAGAAACAGACAACTCACCGATACCAGTACCATAAATCTCAGCCATTAACTCAACTTGAGTAATAGCCTTCCTAATATTCTCTTTCTCTAGGTCTTCTTTGAGCTGTCGCTTAATTGCTTCCACATCGAAAGGTTGTTGGTCCACAAGGTCATCAGCGATGTCAAACCATTCTCCATTTCCGAATATAGCTTCGCATATCTCTGCGTGTCTTGTTTCCACAGCTTGTTGAGTCGCTGGGGAGATAATACGGCTGCGCTCAGATTCTCTAGTACGGTCTTCTGCAGCCCACTTGCCTCTAAATATTCTTTCATATTCTTTCCATTCTACAAGATAATTATCATCACGATGATCACGCCAGCGATCACAGTGACTGACAACGAACTCAACAATCTCTTTGTCTGATTCGGTTGGTTGGTCAAACTCGTTTTGTGAGAGTTCTTCTTTTTGAAATTCTGCCATGATTTTCCTTACTTAGTGGTATCGCCAAAAGGATCTTGATACATTGGATTTACAATTTGTTGTTGTTGCGGTCTAACTGCCTGTATTGCTTTATCTAAAGTATCTAAGCCCAAAGCGTCTGGATCTTGACCGTACTGCTGCATAAACAATTCTTTCCAAGCTGTTTGATGCTTTGGTGACTTTAACCATGTGCCGTCAGGCGCTTTAGAGGACCAATGTGGCATTTTGTCATAAGGACTAATTTCTTCAGTAACGCCCTTCTTCCACGCCCCACGATAATCATATTCGCCAGAAGCCAGCATTTCATTAATAATTTCATCATTGCTTAGCTTATCAACAGGCTTTTCTAAATCTTGAGCAATTATAGGTTTTAGATTATTAAATAACTGTGTACCTGTAATCCAGTCTCTAAACTGCTTTTCTTCTTTATCCGACAGTTTTGTAGGCGACCAGTCAGTCTCCTGTAATTTGTAGTATTCTTTTAACCAGTCATCCATATCAGTATCCGCTTATTACATCTAAAGTTTGATAAGGCTCGTCTTCGTAATCCTGCTGATAGCTAGTCAAAGCCATCTGATCGATATACGCCAGTGCGTCCACAAGGTCATCATGGACATTAGCGGTAGGGAACTGGAGTAACTGATCTACAAACTCTTTCCAGTCTTCTTCTTCGTTTAGGGTAATCCTACCGTGTTCAAACCTACCCTGTAACGCCCAAGCTATTCGCTCGGTCTTTTTCTTGTTGCCATGCGT